GCGGATAGCAAGTTGGCTGCTGCCGGGGCATTCACCCCCGGCCTTCGCTGGTTCGATTCCAGCCTTAATCCGATGACAGCCGGGAAAGACCGGCTCACCCCAGCACCGAATAGTCCATGCCTTCGGCAACTCGGTTGCGCCGGCCGCCGCTGCGCGACGTCCTGGTGTCCGTGCGGGAAACCCTAACAGCGAACGTCAGCGCCAGGGCGTCGGCGTCGTCGGGGCTGTGGTAGCCGCGCGACTTCATCTTCTCCTTCGACTCCAGCATCAACTTGTCGGACGTGCTTGACGCGAACCCGTATTCCGGCGCGCTCAGATCGTCCATCAGGCGGCCTTCGTTTTCGATGCAGCCTTCGCCCAGCCAGTCGCGCATGCGCCCCCAGATTTCAGTGCGCTTGTTGCCGAAGCGGTCGTCGTCTGCTTTAGCTCCGAACTGCACTTCGACCACGCGGTAGCCGCGGTCCTTCAGGATGTCCACCACGCCACCGCCGACGCCGCCGCCGTCGATCGCCACGCTGTCCGGTTTCGTCTCATCGATCAGCTCGGCGATGCGGTTGGCGCTGTACACCAGATCCATGGACTTCCAGCGGATCGCCGGCCGGCTGCGTGCGTCGCGCCCTTGTCGCCAGCGCACCACACATTCGTCGTCGCCGAAGCGCGCGATGTCGCAGCCCATGATAAGCGGCGCGCCGCGGTCTTCCGCCGCCAGCTCGCGGGACGCTGCGAGATCTACGACCTCACGCGAGATAAACTGCTTGTCGCCCTGCTTCGGAAATTGGCCGTAGACTTCGACGCGCGCTTCGTCCGAGTCCGCGCCATACTGCCGGATGATGCCTTCGTACACCGCCAGGTCGGTGCCTTCGACGGTTCGGCTGTCAATGTGCTCGCCTTCCCAGAAGTCGCGGTTTCGGTGGAATGTTTCGAAGAAGGCGCCGGTGTTGCGTCGCGGGTTCGAGAAGCAGAACCAGTATCGGTCGATGGTCGGTTCGGTGAAGAAGCCTTCCGACACGTCCCAGATCGCCTTCGGGATGCCGGACGCCTCATCGAAGACCAGCATGATGCCATTGTGGTTGTGGACGCCGGCGAACGCATCGGGCGTTTCTTCCGACCACAGCTGGGCCTGGGCGTAGTAGTAGCCGCAGTCCACCTTCAGCTGCTTCTTCAGCAGGTCCTCGAACCAGGGCGCGGGCTTTAACGCCATCGCCTGTTTTTCGAACCAGTGGCTGTTGATGGCCATGGCGTGCCACTTGCCGACTTCCGCCCAGGTCCTGGACTTCAGCTGCTGTTCGTTGTTGGCGGTGACGATCGTGCTCGAACCCAGGCGCGTCGACAGCATCCACAGCACCAGCCACGCCACTTCCGCCGACTTGCCAATGCCGCGGCCGGACGCGGTGGACTTGCGCAACATCCGCAGCGCGGCCTTCTGCGCCTTCAGCATGTGGCCGTCTTGGATGTGCTTGGCGATGCGTTTGAGCTGCTTCGTCTGCCACTTCCTCGGCCCGGTCTGATGTTCCAGCGGCGTGCCCTTCTGGCCCCACGGGAACGCGAACATGACGAAGGCGTAAGGATCATCGGCTATCGCCGGTGACCAGATTTCCGTCATCAACGCCTGTTCGGTCTTGGCGTCGTATAGGGGCTTGGGTTGGCTCATGCCTGCTTGTACCTTTCGGCCAACCAGGCGGTGGCTCGCGCAACCTGCTCACGGCTTACCTGCGCGTTGTGCTCGAACGACCGAACGACGTGATCCAAAGCGCCTATCAGCTGCACCTCTTTGCAGGCGTTCTTGAGGATAGGCACTTCGACCGCTGCGGCCTGTACGGTGTCGAGGGGCATGGGTTGGGTCATGCGCCGCCGATGCCGTCCTGGCGTAGATACGCGAGCACCTTCTCGCACATCACCTGAAGCTGCTCGCGCGGCATGAACATTTGCGAGGTCTGCGGATTCGTGCCGCCGCCGCCCTCTTCGCGCAGCGACACCTTGATCGACTTGCCGTCCAAGCTGTCGGGCAGCGCGTTTATTGAGACGTACGCCGGGTAGGCGTGGCCCTTGGCGTCGGTGTAGGCAAAGATGTTTTCCATGCGAGGTCCTTCCCCGAAAAATTTTCAAAAAATAAATAAATTTGGTCGCAGCCATACCGTGAGAGGCAGCGTCCGCGCCGAGCGCGCCCCCACCCCCACCCCGGCCCCGGTCAAGCTCATGGGGCCCCCTTCGGCTTGCGGCCACGCTTCGGCTGCGCTGGAGCGGCACCGGCCGCCTGGTTCGCCCGAGCTGTCAGGCTGGAGCGGGCCGGCGCTGCGGCTGGCGCAGGCGCTGGAAGCTGGGCGTTTGATTGTTCATCAGCGGGTCCAGTGGGAGAAACGTCCACATAATCAACCACTTGCGAATCAAGCTCATCGCGCTGGTCGCATACTGGTCGCAAAGCACGGGCGCGAGCGTCCTGCAACGCGCTTCCGATGTCGATGGTTTGAGTGACGTTGATGTCCATGCGGTCGCCGTACTCGCGCGGCAGGATCTTCGCCGCATACCACTGGCGCGCCTGGATGCGATTGCGCGCCTTCTGCGCGTCGCCCTCATTGTCCGCGATGTCCACGATTTCCTGGGCGATCAGCTCGGCCCGAACGCGTTTGGCGCGCGCGTAATCACTCGCGAGCTGCGGGGTTGTTTCAACGATTTCGTAGAACCGCAAGTCGTCCAAGCCGACGTCCTGAAGGTAGGCGTGCAGCGTGCTGCCACGTGCAACCGTCCTTATTCCTTCGGCAACGGCTTCTAGCTCGGCTTCAGACACATTCGTAATAAGGGCGGGCTGGTTCATGCAGGCGATGATACCCGAGTGGTGTGATTTGCTCAACGCATAGCGTGGGGCTATCGACGATCACGGATCAATAGAAACGCTCATGTTGCGGAAATCGAAACATACGGGCACAATGCTGTTCATGGGCGGCGCAGTGGGCGCGGCGATAAATGAAGGGGGAGAACATGGCAACGTTCAAATACTATAGCGACCTGGAAGGCGAAACTGTCGAACTGAGCCACATTCAACCAATGGACAACAAGCCGTTTGCTGAGAAATTCCCTGGCGTAACCGGCTTTCGTTATGACGGATTCCAGAAGTATGTTGGAACCGCTGCTGATGGCCGCGTGCTGCCGGTGACTCGCAAAATTGAGTACAAGCGTAATCCGTCCCTGCACGAGTGCAACGCCAAGTGCCTGAACGGCAAATGCAACGGCGTGTGCGAATGCAAATGCGGCGGCAAGAACCACGGGCGCGGCATGTTCACCGAACTGCTGGCCCGCGCCGCCTAACACCAACCCGCGCCCGCTTCGGTGGGCGTCCGCAGTGCCCGCGCAAGCGGGCTTTTTCAATTCAGGACGAACTATGCCGAACACCCGCTTCGAAGCGATCCGCCAGGCCGACGAATACCTGAAGGCGGCCGGCCTGCCGACATACTGCGAACTCGTGATAGCGCTGCGCGACGGCATGCACATCCGGCTGAACAGCCGTCCGCGCACGACCTGGATCAAGCGCGTGTCCGAGCTGCTGCGAAAAGCCGGTGCAGCCTGACAGCCTAATCGCCTCGAACCCGCTTGAGCGGGAACGACACGAACGCACTACGGGGCGTTTTTCGTTTGCGGGCCCTGATGGACCACGGCGCGAGGTAACCGCCTGAACGCCTAAGCGGCTCCACGTAGTACCGTCCTTGTAGAGTTCGAATTTTCGTTTTGAAATCAGCTACTTACACTACTTCTCTTTAATATCTATATATAAATAGAGAAGTAGGAGTAGGAAGTAAGCCAGTTGCCTTTTGACAACTGCCCGCAGCGCCGTACCGGCCAATTCTCCTGTGGGGTAACCAAAGCTGACACAACACAGATATTAAAGAACTCATGCTAAAATGCGCATGCTGTCTGTGTTTCAGCCCTTTTCAACCTCACCGGAGAGACGAGATTTATGCCAAAAACTGCCCATGACCGCCTGCCGAATGGCGTGGCGGAACGCGCGATCCTTGCCGCGCTGGCCGTGCAGTCACCATTGCCCGCTAAAAGCCTGTGCAGCGCCGTCAGCAGGCGCGCAGGCCGAACGGTCCACCAGGTCACGGTCGCGCAGGCCCTGACGCGCCTGATGGCCGAAAACAAAGTCGAGAAGGTGGCGCACGGATTGTACATCGCTTACAGCCCGAACATCACGCGCCTAGCCCGAGTCTGCATGCCGAGGCCCATCTGGCGCGCGATTGCTCGCGTGTTCGACGGCAAGGGCGACCCGTTCATGCGCTTGGACGACCTGCTGGCCCGGCTGCGCGTTTTCCCGCCGGACGATGTGCTGCGCGAGCTGAAGGCGCTGGCGCGCCGCGAAGTGCTGGAGATCGGGCTGTACAAGAAGTGGGCCGGCGAGGGCAAGGAAGGCAAAGGCGTGGGCCTGACGATGCGCTACTGGCGGCCAGACCAGCTGCCACCGATCGAACGCCCTGCCGATACGTTCCGCGAGTTGTATGGCGCCGACGAACCCGCCGACCTGGCCGACCTGCTATCCTAAATCCACCAACGCAAACGAAAGGAAATCATGGAACTGAGCGAGCGTAAGCTGCTGGAGCTGGCCGCGAAGGCGGCCGGCATCAAAGGCCATTTTGTCGAGAAGTGCCCAGAAGACGGGCATCCGATTTATTCCTGCGGAATCAGCCGGGGCGCCGTCACCCCTTTGTGGAATCCGCTGACCGATGACGGCGACGCGCTGCGCCTGGCGGTGAAGCTGGGCATCGACATCATGGTGGACCGCGAGAACGGCAGCACCTGCACGTCGTTCA